ATTCATATGCAACCATTAGCGAAGACGATACCTTTGTAGGCTATCACTTTACAAGCTTTGATAACCCACTGCTAGACCCTGAAGAGATTAGAGCCGCTGAGAAGTCAATGTCAGCCTTTTCCTTCCGACAGGAGTTCATGGCATCCTTTGAGGCTCACGGTAGTGAACTGTTTAAGGAAGATGATGTCAAGTTTAGTGAAGAAGAGCCTAAGGAAGGTGAGTTTTACATTGCAGTGGATTTGGCGGGTTTTGCTGACGTACAAAAAGTAACTACTAAAACAAACAGGCTTGACCAAACGGCCATTGCAGTTGTTAAGGCAGGTACTGAGGGTTGGTGGGTTGCTAACATTATACATGGACGTTGGGGCGTAGAAGAGACCGCTAGGAAAATCTTTGAAGCAGTTAGAGACTACCGGCCACTAGCTGTAGGTATTGAAAAAGGTGCTTTAAAAAACGCTGTACATCCATACTTAAATGACCAGATGAAAAAAAATCAACGGTTTTTTAGAGTAGAAGAACTTACACACGGTAACAAAAAGAAAATAGATAGGATTGTGTGGGCTTTACAAGGCCGTTTTGAACACGGTAACATCACATTAAACAAAGGTTCTTGGAACAGTCAATTTTTAGATGAGTTATTTCAATTTCCTAACTATTTAGTTCACGATGATTTAATAGATGCCTTAGCATATATAGACCAACTTGCAAAAGTTTCTTATGCTTATGATTATGAAGAAGAAGAATACGAATTTTTAGACAAATACGCAGGGTATTAACTATGTTAGAAGAAAAAGATGAGTTTCTTATAGAACAAGACCTAGAAAACTGGGTAATAACTAAGTGTGATTCTTGGCGAGATCATTACGAAGCTAACTATGCACAGAGGTTTGAAGAATATTACCGTTTGTGGAGAGGACAGTGGTCTATAGAAGATAGATCAAGAGAAACAGAACGCTCTAAAATTATTACTCCTGCCCTACAGCAAGCGGTAGAGTCCTCAGTAGCAGAATTAGAGGAAGCTACTTTTGGACGAGGTAAGTGGTTTGATATTAAAGATGACATACAAGACCAAGACACTCAAGATATTGAAATGTTGCGTAAACATCTTGATGAAGACTTTACAAAGAACAAAGTACGTAAAAGTGTAGCAGAGTGTCTTATAAATGCTGCTGTGTTTGGCACGGGAATTGCTGAAATTGTACTATCCGAAGAAAAAGAGATGGCCCCTGCTACTCAACCAGTTATGGGAGGAGAGCTACAGGCAGTAGGTGTAAACATACGTGAAAGAACTTGTGTTAAACTACGTCCTGTAATGCCTCAGAACTTCCTTATTGACCCTGTAGCCACTGATATTGATTCAGCCTTGGGTTGTGCTATTGATGAGTTTGTATCCTCGCACCTAGTAGAGCAGTCACAAGAAAGCGGAGTGTATAGAAACGTAGATATTGTTTCAGCAAGTCCTGATTTTGATATTGAACCAGATCAAGACCTAACTAGCTTTGATGATGATAAAATACGTCTTACTAAGTACTATGGTCTAGTACCGCGTCACTTGCTTGAGAAGGCTCTAAACGACGAAGACTCAGAAGAAGAAGAAATTGTTGAGTTAGATCAAGAAGACAGCAGTTCTTATTATGTAGAAGCAGTTGTTATTATAGCTAATGGCGGTACTTTGCTTAAAGCTTCCGAAAATCCTTACATGATGGAAGACAGGCCCATTATAGCATTTCCGTGGGATGTTGTTCCTAGTCGTTTCTGGGGTAGAGGGGTGTGTGAGAAAGGGTATAACTCTCAAAAGGCGTTAGACACTGAAATACGAGCTAGAATAGACGCTCTTGCACTTACTATACACCCTATGATGGCAATGGATGCCTCACGTATGCCTAGAGGTGCTAAACCTTCCATACAGCCCGGAAAAACCATACTAACTAACGGTAATCCTTCTGAAATACTACAGCCGTTTAACTTTGGTAATGTTAATCAGATTACTTTTGCACAAGCAGCAGCCTTGCAAACAATGGTACAAACATCTACAGGCGCTGTTGATTCTGGCGGTATATCCGGTGGTGTTAATGGAGAAGCTACAGCTGCAGGTATCTCTATGTCCCTTGGTGCTATTATTAAGAGACACAAGCGTACTTTAATTAACTTCCAAGAATCTTTTATTATTCCTTTTGTTACCAAAGCAGCTTGGCGTTACATGCAGTTTGAGCCTGAAATGTATCCGGTAGCTGATTACAAGTTCCACACCTCTAGTTCACTAGGTATTATTGCGCGTGAGTACGAAGTAACTCAGCTAGTCCAGTTGCTACAAACCATGTCTCCTGATACTCCCATGTATCCTAAGCTAGTTATGTCTATCATTGATAACATGAACCTATCTAATCGTGAAGAGCTTATTAGAACACTTGAGCAAGCCAATACTCCTAATCCTGAAGCACAACAAGCTGCACAACAGGCTGAACAAGCAGCACAGCAAGCACAGTTGGCTTTCCAAGCTTCCCAAACTGCCGCGCTTAACGGCCAAGCACAAGAGTCAGTAGCAAGGTCACAGAAGTTGACAGTTGAAGCACAGGTTATACCACAGGAGCTTGAAATTGACAGGATTAAAGCTGTAACAACTAACCTAAGAGCAGGTGACGCTGATGATAAAGAGTTCCAGAAGCGTATTGAAATGTCTAAACAAATGCTTAAAGAAAGAGAAATAGCTGTTAAGGAAGGAGCTAATAGCAATGTCTAGGACTACTCCGGCAAAAGGTAAGGCTAAGGTTAAAATTACATCTGGAGGTAAGAAGGTAAGCTACGGACAATCAGGTAACGCTAGTGGTGGTGGCCCAAGGGTAAAAGCAGGTACATCTAAAGGAGATGCGTATTGTGCTAGAAGCCTTGGCATTAAAAAAGGTGTTTCTAAAGATAAACAGAACGACCCTAACACCCCTAACAATTTATCACGCAAGCGTTGGAGATGTTCTGGCGCTCAGTCTAGGAGATAGTTATGTACGGAAGTAAACCACCAAAGAAAAAAAAGAATACAGTTTCATTACCAAAGCGAGGACAACGCGTACTGAAGAGTAAGAAGAGCAGAGGGAAATGAAAGGACAGACTCACGGTGGTAAAGGTAGCACTCCTAGAAAAACTGATCCAAAGAAGTTTTCAGAAAACTACGATGCTATTTTTAAAAAACCTAAGAAGGAGAAGGAAGATGAAAGGCGTTAAGCATTATAAAAAAGATGGTACAATGCATACAGGGTCTAGTCATAAAATGGCTGACGGTACTTTCCATACCAATAAGTCTCATACTAAGACAAGTGCAAAACTTTTTCACTTTAAAGATTTATCTACAAAGGCTAAAAGTAAAGCAAAAGGTAAATAAAATGGCTAAAGGACTATACGACAACATCCACGCAAAACGTAAAAGAATAGCTGCAGGTAGCAAGGAAACAATGCGTAAGGCAGGAGCTAAAGGCGCACCAACAGCAAAAGCTTTTAAAAAAGCAAAGAAAACAGTAAAAAAATAGCTTGACTTTTACTTTATTATATGATATAATATGTAGAGTAACTACCTTAACAACTGTCCTTATGGAGAAACAGTAAATGAAAGATAAAGAACTTGAAGAATATTATAACACATATCGTGGCTTGTTTGCAAGCGAAGGTTTTAAACTTTTAACACAAGACCTAACAAACAACACTATAAATATTAATTCTATTGAAGCTACTAAAGATGCAAACGATATGTACTTCCGTAAGGGGCAAATGTCCATTATTGCAAGCATTATAAATTTAGAGCAGCAAATAGTTGCAGCAGAAGAAAGTATTGAAGCAGCAGAGTTAGAAGAAGAAGAGTAATGAGAGCCATCTATGAGTTTCGCTGTGAAGATGGACATACAAATGAAAGGTACACTGATTCTGAGTGTACCCATATTTCTTGTTTAGACTGCGACAAAAAAGCAAACAGAATTGTAAGTGCTGTGCGATCAAAACTTGATCCTATTTCCGGTGACTTTGAAAGCGCCACTAGAAAATGGATGAAGAACAGAGAGCAAAAACTACAACTAGAACGCAAGGCCAACTCTTAATTTAGAAGCTTTGTATAATACACCTCCATAATGAGATTACTCACGGAGTTTAATAATGGCAACACTACACGACGAGCGTCAAGAAGAAAAAGAAATTAACAACGAAACAACAAAAAGTCAACTTACACAGGAACCTGTAAATCAGGAAACTCCTAAAGAAGACGAAATTCCTGAAAAGTACAAAGGAAAGTCAACTACTGAAATTGTAAGGATGCACCAAGAAGCTGAAAAGTTACTTGGGAGACAAAGTAGTGAAGTAGGGGAATTACGTTCAGTTGTTGATAATTATATTCAGACACAACTCGACACCACAACACAAACAAGTCCCGAACCTGAAGAAGACGTAGATTTTTTTAGTGATCCAGATAAGGCGGTGGAAAAAGCAATTAGAAACCACCCTTCAATTAAACAAGCTGAAGCAGTAACTCAGCAGTATAGACAGTCAACAGCCCAAGGTCAGCTACAAGAAAAACACCCTGACATGCAAGCTATTTTGACGGACTCTAAATTTGTTGATTGGATCAAAGCGTCAAAAATTCGTACACAGCTTTTTGCACAAGCAGATGCACAATATGATTACGAAGCTGCCGACGAGCTTTTCACTAACTGGAAAGAACGTAAGCAAGTAGTAACTCAATCAGCTGCTAATGAAAAAGCTAGTCGTAAAACCGCAGTTAAGGCAGCCTCCACAGGTAACGCCAAAGGCAGTGGTGAAGCGGCAAAGCGAAAAGTCTACAGGCGTTCAGACATTATTAAACTTATGCAGGACAACCCTGAAAGATACTTAGCTTTAAGTGATGAAATCATGCAAGCATATCAAGAAGGAAGAGTCCGAAACTAAACTCTTTAAGGAAGTATTATCATGGCAACATCAGTATATCCCGCCACAGGCGGTTTCGTAGACAACACTAGCGCAGCTAAGTTTATTCCAGAAATTTGGAGTGACGAAGTTATTGCTGCATACAAGCAAAACTTAACTTTAGCTAACCTTGTTAAAAAAATGAGCATGTCAGGCAAGAAAGGCGATACTATTCATATCCCTAAGCCTGTACGTGGCGTTGCTACTGCTAAGGCAGCTAACACTGCTGTAACTGTACAGATGAATGTTGAGTCTGAAGTCCTTGTAAACATTGACAAGCACTTTGAGTTCTCTCGTATTATTGAAGACATTACTGAAGTACAAGCTTTAGCTTCTCTCCGTCAGTTCTACACAGGTGATGCAGGTTATGGCCTAGCCAAGCAAGTAGATGATGACTTGTTTGCTTTAGGTAAGAAGTTTGGAGATGACAACGGTTCTGGTTCTGATTATGTTCACAGCAACTGTCGTTTCTTTGATGCTTCTACTGGTCTTACTGCTTATGCAGTTGACACTGTAGCTGCCGGTGACGTATTCACTGACGCAGGTTTCCGTGCTGCTATTCAGGTTCTTGACGATGCAGACACCCCAATGGACGGACGTAGCTTTGTTGTACCTCCTTCATTGCGTAACACTATCATGGGCATTGATCGTTACATGTCTTCTGATTTTGTAGATGGACGCGGTGTTAAGAACGGTCAGATTGGCAACCTATATGGCATTGACGTATTTGTTTCTAGCAACGTCCCTGTTATTGAAACTGCTTCTGCTAACTCAGCAGGTGGTGACATTAAAGGTGCTATGTTGTTCCACAAAGACGCAATGGTTCTAGCAGAGCAACAAGCTATTCGTTCTCAGACTCAGTACAAGCAAGAGTGGTTAGGTACTCTTTATACTGCTGACACTCTGTACGGTACTCAAGTACTACGTCCAGAAGCAGGTCTTGTTCTAGCTGTAAATGGCTAAGTAACAAACTAGGGGGGATTCTTAGGAGTCCCTCCTTCCTTTTCTTTTGTTTTCTTAGGAGCTATTAATGGCTATATTCAGAGGTAACGGTGGTGCAGGTGATTCTAACACAGACGCTACAGTATCCGCAGTTACAGAACAGGCTGTCATAGCTACTACGAAAGCAAGTGAAGCAGCCGCTAGTGCATCAAGCTCTAGCACTTCCGCAAGTACTTCTACAAGCAAAGCTTCTGAAGCCAGTACTTCCGCAACTAATTCAAGCAACTCTGCTACAGCCTCAGCTAACTCAGCTACGGCATTAGCAAACTCAGTTACAGCATCAGCTAACTCAGCTACTGCTTCCGCTAACTCAGCCACAGCAGCCGCAAGCAGCGCATCTAATGCCTCTGGTACATTGGCTAATGCTGCACTTAAAGCTAACAATCTTTCTGACTTAGCAAGTGCTTCTACAGCACGTAGCAACTTAGGCTTAGGTACAGTAGCCACTACAGCCGCTAATGTATATGCTACGGCAGCTCAGGGAACTAAGGCAGATAATGCTTTAGTAGCATCTACCGTCTCATCTTACGGAGCTACGCTTGTAGACGATACAGATGCTGCCGCAGCCAGAAGCACTTTAGGCTTAGGTACAGTAGCCACAACAGCAGCTAGTGCATATGCTACAGCAGCTCAGGGAACCAAAGCAGATAATGCTTTAGTAGCTTCTACTGTATCATCTTTTGGTGCTACATTAATAGATGACGCAAATGCCGGAGCAGCCAGAAGCACTTTAGGCTTAGGTACAGTAGCAACTACAGCAGCTAGTGCATATGCTACAGCAGCGCAAGGCACAAAGGCAGACAATGCTTTAGTAGCATCTACCGTGTCTACCTATGGTGCTACGCTAATAGATGATGCTAACGCAGGTGCAGCTAGGACTACATTGGGATTAGGAGATGTTGCTACTACAGCAGCCTCAGCTTATGCTACAGCAGCCCAAGGCGCTAAGGCAGACTCAGCTTTACAATCCAACTCAACTTTAAACGCAGACAACATGACTTCCGGTACGCTACTAG